TAAAAGCAACAAAAGTTCCTGCTGGAACAGAGCAGCTTGATGGAGGACCACTTGGACATGGATTTGAGCAAGTCTGTTCAGTGTTAGTAAATAATGGTCTAGCAGTGCTAGTGGTTGGATTATTTTTAGTGCTTTTTGGCTTACTGGGATCGAAACCTGGATTTACTGTAGTAACTGGCCAGTTAACTGAAAGACATGTTATTGCCTGTCTAGCAGCACAAAGATCAGCCTCTGCCTGTGTATTACCTAAGCACCATCCGATACATCCAACGGCATAAAAAAACTGACCTAGAGGTGGATCTCCAGATGAATATGCCCTACCTATGAAGTTATCCACATCCGGAGCCTCTGACGACAGGTTGAGGTTTGGATTGGTTGGATCATTCGGAAGTCCAAGGAATGATGTCGGACAGGCAATGCACGGAATATCACATTCAAATGCCATATTAGCAGGTTAGATTTTGGTAAAGTTTTCGGCCATAACTTGTCGCATGTAGATATAACCCACGCAACCGACAGAATCCAGTTACCAATAAACGCGGCTGGAATTGGTATGCGATATCCGAAGGACGGCCCGTAGCGGTGCACATATTTTGAGGCGGCTTGGGCATCGTCATGGTGGCGAAGTATGACTCCAAACAGGAATTGGTGGGATATGCAGCTGGTGTGTAAACATTCTCCTCCGTGTTCTTGGTAGAGCATTTCTTCCAGGTATGCCAATCAATCCAGCAGGCCTGACCATCCGGGCGATACTGCAAGCTGAACTGAACCACTCCAGTTAGCCGATCTATCCAGAGCTCAGCTCCTAGAAGTCTCTTGAGCAGGTTTTCGTCGCCCCAAGTAAATGCGGGAAATTCAATCGACCAGGTGATGCGAGCTTCTCCATTGACTGATCCGTTATCAAACTTAGTCCCCGCAATGTATTCCCAGAGCTGAATGCTTGAGTCGAGTTTAGATCTTGTGGTTGCGAAACAACGCTCACGACCACCGAAGTCTCCGGTGTTGAGCTGAAAGAAATCCAGACCTTCATACATTCCCTCCCAGTTTGGTTGGCGCTCCTTGTTGAACGAGCTGATGGGCGTAAAATCCATCGGAATCAGAGCGTGACTTACCACACCTTGATCCGTGCGCTCGGGAAGCGAGGTCTGGAGCATGCGATTGTCATAATAAACCCCGCTGGAATATCGCAAAAGTTCACGGTTATTGAATTGTAGGATGCGAGTTTCGTTGGCGCTGATCTGAATATTGCCCCACATGCTGAAATAGCGCATAGCCTGCATGAGCGATCGTATGCCTGGCTCCAGAGACTGAAAGAATAGATCTCCATTTACCGGGGTAATTGATCGATCGTTGACCCAGCCATTGGCCAGCTGAACTATCGTCATGAGTGGCTGAGTATTGTTGTTGGCGGCAATCCAGTCAGTGCGAGTCACTGGCACATTGAGCGCATAGATCGCCTTGGATGTTCCGACGAATAGGCGACCTTGGCCCAGTGCTGCATCTATGTTTGCGCTATGTCGAATTCCTCGAATGATGTTTCCATCACTGGAGGAGATAGTGAATCCGTCACCACCAAGAACCATTGGATTCTCCGTTACATTCAGTATCGAATCCTTGAACTGATTGGCTAGAGTTCCAGAGGTTCCCCTAACGATATCTCCAGCCGATACCTGGCGACCCTGCGCATACCAGATGCGACCCATGAAGTAGTCCATGGGGCCTGCCGCAGGAATCTCATTCACTCCAGGAGTTCCTGGCGCCACTAACGTATTGGTGATTCCTTTGCTACGTCTCAAGGTACTTCCATCCCAGATAAAAGGCAGAGTCGTATCGTCCCCAGCTTGGATAAGCAGGTATTGCTCGCCCTGTACAAAGTGAGCCTGAAAATCACCCGATGGATTAAATTGTGGAACATTCGCAGAAAATGCTACCGTTAGGTCGAAGAGCTGACCGGAGTCTATGTTGTAAATTAGAATATGGCCGCTAATCGAAAACACCTCATAGGGATTACTTCCGATCGGGGAATACATGAACTTTCCCTGAAAGTGGCCATTTCGGTCAGAAATAGTTGCAAGTTGTGTGAATCCAGATCGGCAGGTAATTCCTCCATCACGCAGTGTGGCATTGTCCAGCCAGGAAAGTTGGTTTCGCTGGAGACCATTAGGATTCTTAGACGACTGAATGGTAGTGACGGCCTGAGAATCAACTCCACCAGAGAAATCCACTGATCCATCAGTAATTATGACATCTGTGTCAGCCATAGCATTGAAGTGACCCTGCTCCAATCCAGCATTATTATCAAGTAAAACAATGGAAGCCATCGCCCCAGCCATAATCACTCAGGTTAAAAAAACCTCCAACCAGTTTGTTAAATACGGAATTCGATGGCCAAATAGCAAAGATCCTCTGGCTCTGGAGCTGGATATGATAAAGCACGGAGGTCAGTGGGTTAAGAAAAATGGCACCGGTGTGGCTGGCGAGGGCTTGTTTTATCACTACCGACGCTTCCAGGAAATAGCATGGCCAGAGAAAATATGGGAGAAGGGCCCATTTAAGAACCACTGGGCGGAAAAGTGCCTACAGGTCTATCTAGAAAACAAATACATCGGAGCAATGGGCTGCGCTGGATCTGGCAAATCAGATAGTTTTGGCGGGAACGTCCTCACCGACTGGTACGCCCACTCCGACTGCACCACGGTTCTGGTCAGTTCTACCGATCTAAAGAGCCTGGAGTTTCGCATCTGGGGAATGATAAAAAAATACCACAAGGTCATCAAATCGGAGAATGGATGGATTCCTGGATACTTGATAGAAGGGAAGCAGATGCTCACCCTGAATCCCCGAGAAGAAGCTGACGCTGGGCGAGATTTTAAGAACGGAATTATTGCGGTCGCCTGCAAAAAGGGCAGCCAGTTCGTGGGACTTGGACCTCTCATCGGAATTCACAATAAGAGGGTAAGGCTGCTGGCCGACGAGTGCAATCTCATGCCTAGAGCATTTCTGGATGCCGCCTCAAACCTAAGCAAATGCGAGGACTTCAAACTTATTGGGCTCGGAAATCCAAATGAAACTACAAATGCCCATGGATTCCTATGTGAGCCTTCGGTTGAACTGGGTGGATGGGAAGGATCTATTGATCAGACTCCTGGAACTAAGACATGGAAAACTAGATTTCCGAATGGAATATGCATCCAACTTCCAGGCAGCGATTCTCCAAATATGGCGGTAGAAATCAACGATCCACCTCCGTTTCCATTTTTGATAACCCGACAGCAGATGGTTGATGACGCAAAGATATGGGGCGTTGACGACTGGCATTATACGATGATGAATGAGGCTAAGATGCCTCGCGGACAGGGAAGTCGCCGGGTTCTTACCCGTCAGATGTGCGAGAAGTTTGGCGCTTTCAACGCTCCCAACTGGCGTGACTCCAGGCGAATCAGCATTGCATTTCTGGATGCCGCTTATCGTGGAGTTGGTGGTGATCGATGCGTTTTTGGTGAACTACAGTTTGGAATTGAGATTGAACCCATCAAAGACGATATAATTCCAACCAATTTGATTTCTCAGTCGGCTGACCAGGTTCGGGGTCATCAAATTATTGCTTTGATTGATCTGATTAGTATTCCGATCAGCTCTTTACAGGGTGCAGATTCTCCAGAGGATCAAATCACTCATTTCGTAATGAATGCCTGCGAGAATCGTAGAATACCGCCTTCAAACTTCTACTACGATGCTGGAATGAGGACATCGCTGGTGACTGCTTTCTCCCGATTGTGGGATCCTGCGGTTAATTCCGTGGACTGCGGTGGCCGACCATCTGATCGCAATGTCAGCTCTGAGATAAGCGTCCCCTGCAAGGACTACTACTCCAAGTTTGTGACCGAGCTATGGTTCACGGTTCGCTATGCCGTGGAGGCAGGCCAGTTCCGCAGTATAACCGAGGAAGCGGTAACTGAATTCAGCCAGCGAGAATGGAAGATGGTTTCTGGAAATCGAATAGAAGTTGAGGCCAAAGAGGAGATGAAGGTTAAGACCGGTCGGTCTCCAGACTTGGCCGATGCCATTGCCATAGGAATGTATGGTGCAATCCAGAAAGGATTCTTGATCACCAAGCTCTCCACTCTTGCTCCAAAATTCAATAAGGGTCCTGATTGGCGTGACGAACTAAAGAAAAAGGCCCGAGCCTTTAATAGGTCGGGCCTTGATCATCGAACAGCTTAGATGGAGCCATTGTTAATTTTTTGAACCGCAGTACCGAGCTCGCCCTCCACTCCAATAATCCCGGCGTGAGCCTGGATGGCGGCTTTCACCGCTGGATTGGCAGCGTTCTCAACGCCTTGCACTACGGTCTTAAATAGGAGCTCAGACTGGGCGGCCTGGTCATTCTTTCGCTTGGCGAACCATGACGCCAAGGCTGCTGCCGCTCCTAGAGCAATAGTGACCACTGGAGAAAAAGGATTCACTGGTGCCGTGGCTTGATTAACTGCGCCAACTGTAGTCAGAGTGGCATCAAGACGTGGATCCACAATCCAGTTGGTTACTGCCGGAGTTGCCGGAGACGTTGGCGTGGCCGGTTTGGCCGGTGTTACCTTTTCCGTAGTACAACCAATTATGAGCGCCAGCAAGAATGCCAGACCTAGGTATTTAGTCTTTTTCATTTGTTTTTGTATTTTTTTTGTAGAGTCGAAACCAATCGAAACACTTGAA